AACGAGGTGATTATCAACCTCGATGGACTGCTGATCGCCGACACTGTGGTGTATGAGCTCGATGAGCTCATGTCTTACTGGCCGGTCCGCCAGGAGTACACCAAGCAGCTGGGCCTGGCTCTTGCTTACGAGTGGGACCGTCGTGCTGCACGTGTGATCTATGCCGCGGCCAAGAGCGCCACTGAGCCTCTGGCTCTGGCCAAGAACCAGCCCCGCACTGGTGCTGGCCTGACCCTCAGCGCTGGCTATGCCGCCGCTACCGCTCAGGCCAAGGGTGATGAGCTCGTCTCCAAGATCTTCGATGCCCGTGTGGCACTGGAGAAAAAGAACGTGCCCATCAACGGGATGTATGGCGTCTTCTCCCCTGAGGAGTATTTCTACATCTCGCAGTCCAGCCGTGCGATCAACGCCGACTTCAACGGTGGTGGAGGCAGTAACGGCACCATTGCCGAGGGCCGCACCATGAGCGTTGCCGGCATCCCGCTGTTCATGAGCAATCATGTAACGCAGGCTGCCTACACCAACGTCACCGGCGACAAGAACACTGCTTATCAGCAGGATCTGTCCAAGTGCGTCGGCATGATCTTCTCCCGTGATTGCGCAGGTGTACTCACCCTGAAGCAGCCCAAGCTGCAGCTGACCTCTTCCGATTTCAACATCCAGTACCAGGGCACCCTGATGCTGGCCAGCATGAGCATCGGCATGGGTCCCCTGCGCCAGGAGTCTGCTGTGGTGATCGAGAAGCCATAGGGTCCACTCCGAGAGGCTTCGTTCCCTGAGGGGATCGTGAACGGGAGGGCCCATGGCCCTCCTTTTTCATGGCCCGTACCATGAATAGTGCACGTGTGCATGTGTCATGAGCCTGCAGTTCGAGGGGGTCACGCCAGGCAGGACCACCCTGCTGGAGGCCGTGAACATTGCGCTGGCCTGTATTGGCGAGCAGCCGGTCAACAGCCTTGAAGGCCAGCAGGTGGGCGAGGTCTGGATGGCTGAGCGCACCCTGCTCGAGTTTCACAAGGAGGGTCAGACGCGTGGCTGGAGCTGGAACATGGAGTACGAGTATCCGTTCGCCAGAGATGAGGTGAGCAAGGAGATCACAATCCCCGACAACGTGATCTCGTTCAGCCTGGATCCCTATCGATGGAATGGCCGATTTCAGCTGCGAGGGCAGCGTGTTTACGACCGCGTGAAGAGGTCGTACCAGATCGAAGACGGCATCAGCCCGTTGGCCGCAGATGTCACCTGGCTGCTGCCCTGGGATGAATCGCCGGAGGCTTTTAACCGCTGGGTGACGATCCGTTCGGCGCGGGTCTTCTCCGACCGTGTGCTGGGCTCTGAGCAGGTGTTCAAGTTCACTGCGCTGGATGAGCAGCAGTCCCTGGTGGAGCTCAACAGGGTGGAGTTTGACCAGCACCAGCCCAATAGCCTGACCGGCGGCCGCGGCCTTCAGCCCTTCCCCACCTACCAGGCTGGGTTTGGGCTGGTGGGCCGGCGCATGGGTGGAGGCCACTACCTTGGCTGAGCTCTACAGCTATTCGATCCCCAACCTGATTCAGGGGATCAGTCAGCAGCCGGACTCGCAGCGTGATCCATCGCAGGGCGAGATTCAGGTCAACGGCATGTCGAGCATTGCCGAGGGCCTCCGCAAGCGCGATGGCACCAACACGCTCGCAAAGGTGAGCGATGCCGCCTTTGGTGATGCCTACTTCCACTCGATCCTGCGGGATGAGAACGAGGAGTATTTGGCAGTCATCACCAAGACGTCGATCAAGGTTTTTGACCTGGCCGGCAACGAGAAGACGGTGAGTGCCCCAGATGGCTACGGGTACCTCTCGACGATCACGGATGCACGCAGCCAGATCAGGGCATCAACGATTGCCGATTACACCTGGGTGCTCAACACGCTCAAGCCGCCGGAGATGGATCCAGCGCTGAGCCCGGTTTCGCCGCGGCCGGCAACGCACGAGGCGTTGATTTGGGTGAAGGCGGCCAACTACGGGCAGAAATACACAGTCACCCTGAACGGCACCACGGTTGACGTGACCACTGCCACGGCAGCGGTGATTGTGGCTGGCACCACCGTGACTGAAGTGAAGATCAGCGCGGCGGAAATCGCAGAAGCCATCAAGACCGGCCTGGCTGGGGTGACGGCGGTGACGATCGACCGTTCGGGCTCGGTGCTGCATCTCAAGAGCTCCAGCGCCATGACGCTCAAGGCCACGGATGCCAGGGCAAACGCTGACATCACGGCGATCACCAACTCAGTGCAGTCATTCACTGAGCTGCCGACGATCGGGCCCAGCGGTTACCAGATCGAAATCGACGGTGACCCGGGCAACAAATGGGACGGCTACTACGTCGAGTTCCGGCCTCGCACTGGCCTGGGGACGTTTGGCGAGGGCTCCTGGGTGGAGACCGTGGCACCGGGCACGCAGTTCAAGCTGAAGCCCAGCACCATGCCCCATGCCCTAGTGCGGCTGCCGGACGGCACCTTCTATTTCGGCCCAGTGGATGGCCGGACAGTGGGAACAACCAAGCTGCCGAAATGGGGTGAGCGCACCTGCGGGGACTACGAGACGGTCCCTGACCCCAGCTTTGTGGGCAAGTCGATCAACGACATGTTCGTCTACCGCAACCGCTTGGGGCTGTTGTCGGACGAGGCGGTGGTGTTGAGCCGTTCTGGGGAGTTCTTTGAGTTCTTCCCCGAGACCGCGACAACGATCCTGGATTCGGATCCGATCGACATCAGCTCGAGCAACAACCGTATTTCGGTGCTGCGCTACGCGGTGTCCTACCAGGACGAACTGGTCATCTTCAGCCCCCAGAGCCAGTTCAGACTGAGCAGTGGGGACCAGCCACTGACATCGCAGACCGCCCGGCTGACGGTGCTGACCCAATACGAATCCGACATGGGGCTGCGCCCAAGCCAGGTGGGCAGCGGTGTGTTCTTTGCTCAGCAGAACGGTGTCTGGAGCCGCTTCCGGGAGTTTGCGCTGCTGGGTAGCGGTAGCGGCGTGGTGGCCAATGCGGTGGACATCAGTGATCACGTCAGCGCTTACCTGCCATCGGGGATGTTCAAGATGGCGTCGAACGACACCGGAAACGTCCTCTTCTTTATTTCGGGCAGCAGCGGATACGAGAACCGGATTTATGTCTACAAGTTCTTCAACCGCAGCGACGGTCAGTCCGCCCAGCGTGTTCAGGCCAGCTGGAGTTACTGGGACTTTGCGGGCTGCGACAAGGTGCTATCGATCCTGTGCGTGCGGGAGTCGCTCTACTGCCTGATGCAGTACGGCACCAAGGTTTATCTGGAGGTGATCTCTGTGATGGATCGCCTGGCGGAGGAAACCGGTACGCCTTACCCAATGCTGCTGGACCGTCGGGTGAGCAACACCACGGTGACCAGCGTGGCGATGCGGATGGCCAATGGCGTCTACAACGCCGCCACGCAGACCACCACCTGGACGCTGCCCTACACGGCCAACACCACCACTCAGCTGTGGTCGGGCTACAGCCTTACCCCTGGCAAGAAGATGGGCGGGGTTCTGCTGGCAACCATCAGCAGCGGCACCACCTTGACCGCCCGTGGGGACTGGAGCAACGCGGACGTATTTGCCGGGGTGCCGTATCAGTTCCGCTATCGCTTCAGTCGGTTCAAGACGATGAAGGATGTCGGGATTGGTAAGGCCGCAAGTAACACGATCCGCACCCAGGTGCGATCCGCAAAGCTCCGGTATCACGAGACCGGCTACTTCGAGGTGACGGTCAGCCCTGAGCACCGGCCGACTGCCACATACAAGTTTGACGGGACGATCCTGGCCACCCGTGGTTCCACGATTGGGACGGCGCCGAACGAGGCGACGGACTCCAGCCGTTACTACGAGGGTGTGTTCAGCATCCCTATTGCCAGCCGCGGTGAGCAGTGCATTGTTGAAGTGGTCAATTCGACCCCGCTCCCCTGCAAGTTCTCTACCTGTGAGTGGACTGCACTACTGACTACCAAGAGCAAGTCGCTATGAAATGGGCGTCCGCTACTGAAGAGAGGGCCAAGTATGTGGCCAAGCGGTTGCGGGCGTCTGATCAGACAGAAGTGCGGCTTAGCCACGGCATGGAGCCATCCCTCGTGGCGATTGAAAGCTGGGCCAACAGCGACATGTGCATGGCGATCGTGGATGAGGAGGGCACCCCCTTGGGCATTAGTGGTCTTGAAGGCGATTTGATCTGGCTCCTGGGCACGGACGGCCTGACCAGCACGCGGCACAGACGTATGCAGTTGTGCACTGAGGCGGAAGAATGGGTGCAGCATTGCCTCAAGCAAGTGGACGGCCCCATCGGCAACTATGTCTATGCGAAGAACAGTCGATCGATTCGCTGGCTGAGCAAGCTGGGCTTCACGATTCACCAGCCTGAGCCTTATGGCCCGAGCGGGGCACTGTTCTGCCCGTTCTGGAGGAAGGACTGATGCCGTTCATCGTTGACGATGCGATCTGGGCCGGCCTGGCGATTGGTGGCGCCAACGCTGGCCTGAGCATTTTTGGGGGGATGCAGCAAAACGCTGCAGAGCAGGCCCGCTACGCCCAGGAGCAGCAGAACTACAAGGATGCCAAGCGCTTCCAGCGGGCGAATGACAAGTTCGCAAGATGGCAGGCGGGGTTCAATGCCAAGCTCAGTAACACCAATTCAAAGTATCAATACTGGGCTGCGACGGTTAATTACAACCAGCAGAAGTCCTACGTCAATTCGCTCAGGAACTACGAGACGATCCGGGCTATTCAGCAGGCGGAGACGGTTGCTGAGACTCGGGCCAATGCGATGGCGTCCTACATCGGGGACAGCCAGGCCATCTCCAACGCCTACCAGGAGGCGGACACTCAGGATGCTGTTGCCCGGATGCAATACCGCTGGCGTGCATTGCAGGCGCGGGCCTCAGTGCAGGCCCTCGAGCAGGAGGGCAATTCGGTGGATCGCATCGTCAACGATTACTCCCGTCAGCTGGGCGATTACGAGACGCTGCAGAACATCAACGCTGGGCTGAGAAAGCGCCAGTACACGCGCGAACAAGCTGCTCAGATAGCGCAATACATCAGCCGATACAACAGCCAGAAGTTCTACGAGGAGCAGCCCTACATGGATCCGCTGCCGCCTCTGGCCCCGCTGCCGACGTTGGTGATGCCGCAGCCACCATCGATGACGGGTGCGCCGCCTACCCCGCCGACGGGGAACGTGGGGCTGAACATCGCCACCGGCGTGCTCAACGGCGTGCAAGCGGGTATCGGGGCCTACTCGACGGTCAAGGGCCTGAGCTCGCCCTCTGCCTCAAGGGGCTCGGGCACCCCCACAGGAGCGAACTGACATGGCTGAGCGTCTTCCTTTTGGCCAGGTCAACCCTGTCGCCAAGCCCCTCGACACCTACATCCAGCCAGCGGCGCAGAACGGCTTGGCCAAGCCGGCGCAGCCTTCTGAGATCCAGGTAACCGGTGGCCTGCGTGCAATCGGCACCGACGGCGGTGGCGTGATCCGTAGCCAGGCTGACCCTGGCCGGAACCTGCAGGCCACGGCTGAGGCACTGGCCCCCTTCAACAGAGCGCTCACCACGACCCTGACGACAGGCGTGGGGATGCTCAAGGCGCAGCAGATCGATGCGGGCTACATCGAGGCGCAGAACGAATACGCCCGTGCCCAGCTGGTGATGCAGCAGCAGGCAGAGGTGTCGGCCACCAATGCCGCTAGCCAGGTCACGCAGCTGGAGAAGGTTGATCCGGTGGCGGCGATCCTGCTGAAGGACGCCAACCCGTGGAAGCAGATCGGCCGGCGTCGCGCGATCGCTCAGATCGCTGGCGCAGATGTGGACAGTGCGCTCTCGGCAACCTTGTCACAGGATTTCGGCCGGCTGGCCGGGCTGCCTCCTGGCAGCGGTGACTTGATGAAGGCTCGCGTGCAAGCCACCAACCAGGTGATGCAGCGCTATGGGCTGACAGAGGACATGCCTGAGGTGGCGCAGTATTTCACGCCGGCGATGACACGGGCGTGGGACAAGTTCGCCACCAAGCATGAGCAGGCCTACAACGACCAGCTGGAAGCCAGCACCACTGCCGCCGGGGTTGCGGCGATGGGCGCCCGGATTAAGACGATGGCCGAGGACGGGATTCCGGTCAACGGCACCACAGTGCAGCTGGGCGATCCGCTGTGGGCGCAGCTTGCTGGCTTTGAGCTCACCAAGGAAAGCGACAAGCAGCTGCAGATGATCGGCGGTGGCGCACGTGTGCGGGCGCTGAAGGAGATGCGGGAGCAGCTGATTGGCAGCTATGGCCAGGTGCCAAAGCTGTCTGAGGCGCTGACCTTTGTGCGTGGCGGGGACCCATCGGTGCCGATGGAGAAGCGGCCGACATGGGGGGCGAGCAACCCGCTGGACATGCTCGAGCTGAAGAACCGCGGCAACGAGGCCCGGATCAAGGACTACGAGCTGGGGCAGCAGGGGATCGAGCAGAAGCTCGACGCACTCTGGTATCAGCAGGGGTCGCCCGGGGCGATGTTGCCAAGCGACCCTGGCTACCCGGCGGCGTTGATCACGTTCCGCAATCAGGCGGCGGCGCTGGGTTACAGGGATGTCGACACCTACATGAACGGGCGGATGAGCTCGACCTCATCGGTGTTGGCTGAGGCCTACAGGCCGGATCCGCTCGCCAGCCAGGACTTCCTCAGCGCGATCGAGGACACCCCTCCATCCGCGTTCTCCTCCCCTGAGGGTCTCAAGCAACTGCGCCAGCAGGCCCGTGAAGCTGCCAGGGCTGAGCCCACCCCGGCGCTGCAGGCCGAGCGCTACCGCGAATACAACGAGGCCATCGAGCGCAAGCGGCGGCAGGCCGAGGAGGCCACGCCTGGCGTCCAGCAGCAGATCAGCCAGTCGCTGTTGCAGGACCTGGCGTTGCCCGAGGTGAAGAAGAAGCTCGATGCGGGCAAGGCCGGCGGCAGCAGCATGATGCAGTCGCTGATCCAGCAGGGCGCAGATCCTGCCTCAGCAGCTGCCAGCGCCTTTGGCAGAAGCGAGGCGGTGGCGTTCACCAATGGCGTGCAGAACCTCTACCTGCGTGCGGCAGAGGACGCGCTCAATCAGTGGCGGGAGGACAACCCAGGCCGCGCGATGAGCCCGGCCGCCAAGAACCGCATCGTGAGCCAGGCCGTGGCCGATGCCCGCAAGAGCAAGGCCTACGAGGACCTCTACTCCACGCTGACGGGCAAGAAGCCTGGGCAGGTGGGCGAGCCGGCCCCAGGCTCAGTCCAGGGCGGCGAACCTGGCCCACGTGTCCGAGGGGTGCCGAAGGGTAAGGCTGCCGACCTGAAGGACAGTGCAGTCAAGGGCTATGCGGTTCGGCCTGTTCTTGACGGTCAGTGGCTCAGAGCTGAGCTCAAGAATGTCTACGAAAACCGTGCAGTCAGCCCTGAGCTTTATCAGCTGGCCAAGCGTGCCGGCACATCAACCGATCGCTACCTGCTTGAACAGCTTCGCTTTTACCCTCAGCTTGACCCCAATGGCGACCTGACTGGCCTTCTTCAGCAGCGCGTGCGCAAGCAGCGCCAGGGCCAGCAGGTGTCGAGCGCCAACTACCGCGGGGCTACTGGCGGGCTGGCGATGGTGCCCACTGGGTACAACCCGATGGCGCCCGGCAGCTGGTTGATGAACCTGCTGATGCCGCCGGCCGCCGCGGCGACGCTGCCCCCGATGGGAGGTGGCGGCCGCCCTTTTGGGGGTAGCGGAGGCAGCTTTGAAAGGCCTGCCTCCGTCGTCTACGAGCGCTCCGACGGCCAGCCTGGTGTTGACCTCTACTTCCCCAGCAAGCGATTCCCCGCAGTGCTGGAGGGTGTGGTGAAAGACGTGAGCCGAGAGGGCGGCTACGGCAACTACATCGTTGTCGAGTCGGTTGACCCTTTGACCAACCGCAAGGTGGATGTGCTCTATGGCCACCTGGCGGATGGCAGCGTGCGCGTGCGCCCGGGGCAGCGGGTGTCCGCTGGGCAGGTGATCGGCCAGCAGGGCGGCACCGGCAACGTCCGCTCGACTGACGGCACGATCGCCAGCATCGACTTCCTGGCCCCGCGAGGGGCAGGCAGCAGGGACATGACCCCGTACTCCGGGTTCGACCAGCTGCGGCGGCATGTGGTGAGCAGTCTTCAGGGCGGTGCGAGCCGCCCGGTGACGCGACGGGGTGGCGGCATGACGGGCCTGGCCACCTACTACACCGGCAGCGGCGGCAGTGATGGTGTCGCCGGTGAACCCACTGCAAACGGTGAGCGCTACAACCCCAACGCCATGACGGCTGCTGTGCAGTGGAGTCTGCGCGGCAAGTATCTCAATAAGTGGGTCACTGTTGAGGACTTAGATACCGGTAAGACGGTGAAAGTCTGGGTCAACGATGTTGGCCAGATGGGTGGCAATGAACGAACGATCAATCGCTCTGATCCAAGAGTGATTGATTTGTCTCCTGCCGCCTTCAGAAAACTATTCGGCAGCACCAGCAGGGGTGTGGGCCGTATCCGCATTGTGGAGGGCTGACCTATGCCGACATTTGTTTTCCCCGACGCTCCAACTGACTTCAACCCACAGTGGCCACCGCAGCCACAAGTTGCTGAAAAGAAGCTGAGACCACCCACAGCGCTGGAGAAGCTGAGGGATCAATCTCCCTCTGGGCGAGCCGAGTTCATTCGGCGTTCTGAACAAGGTCCGTTCAAACCTGCCGCGCAGTTGTTTAACGCTCTTGCCTCGCCCGACACGAAGATGGGCATTTTCACCGGGCCTGTGAATGGCATCAGCAAGCTCGGCAACATGCTTGGCGACTTGGTGCAGCGCAAGCCGATTGATGTCAGCGATGCCTGGACGATCAGTGACAAGACCGCTCGGCAGCTGAACCCTTGGCGGAATCTCAGCGGCATGGGGCAAACGGTCCTGCCGGCCGACGAAGCCGGTCTAGCCATCGGCGAAGCCATCGGCGCTGAGCTGTTGGGCAGGCGATTGCTCAGAGGCGTCCAAGGGCTTGGCGCAGTGAAAGCCGCAGCCGATGCGCTCAAGGCCACCCGGCAGGTGAAGCGCCTGGCGGTGGCGGCCAAGGTCAGCGCCCCCGTCAGGGCCGGCGTCACGGTGACCGGCAACGTCGGCGAGGCATTGGCCAGTACCGCACTGGCCGTGCCGTTCCTGGATGCCGAGGACGGCAACCTGGCCAACCTTGCTGACAACTTCACATTCGACCCGGCCGACACGAAGGGGATTCCCTTCATTCGCGCGGTTCGGCCAGCTCGTGGCGTCGTTGATGCACAAGGCAACTGGACCGGTGAACTCATCCCCGGCGAAACAGGCTTCCGCCTCCCAGGCCGCGTCGACGAGGGCGACAACTACTTGCAGGCCTTGGGCAAGAGCTTGTTTGTTGAGGGCTTGGCTGCGCCGCTGGCCCTGATGGGCGTCGGTGCGCTGATCCCCCCGATTAGGAAGGGACTGGCCGAGGGCGGCTCGGTCTGGCTCGACGAGCTGGCCGATGCAGAGCTAGAGCCCTACATGTACCGCCCGCCGACAGACCCGGCGCGACAGCTGCCTGCGGCGTATGGCTCTTCCGCGCCGCCGGACCCAGCCGCTTCTGCTGCCGGGATGACACGGCAACAGGGCGACACGTTGAGTGATTTCGCCAAGGCCCCTGCAGGCCAGTGGAGTCAAGGATGGGACCCTGCGAGAAGCCCCTGGGATGCAGGCGGCGCAATCGTCCCTTACGACTCGGCGATCAGCCGAGCCGTTCAAGAGCAGACCCAGATCAAGCAGGTTGCCGAGCAGCGCCAGCGCCTGCGTGACATGGGTCTGGTGCAGCAGGGCGAAGCCGGCCAGCTCGAGCTCAGCCTTGGCGGGGCGGTGGACCCTGAGATCCGTCTGCAGATCCGCCAGCTGCAAACCCAGCGCGGCCAGCTGATCAAGCAGGGCATGGACTCTGGCGAGGACATGACCCAACAGCTGGGCGAAATCGATCAGCAGATCACTGACCTGATCCAGTCGGGCAATGGCCAGGACTTGATGCCTGGAGAACGGCCCTTTCAGCCCGAGTTGGATCTGCCTGATGGGCGGCCTGAGCTCGACACCTACCTGGCCAACCTGGACGAGCTGAGCGACGCCGAGCTGCGGCAGATCCACAGCCGGGTGTACCAGCAGCAGAACGCTGAGCGTGCAGCGCAGGAGTTGGCGGCCACCCAGGCCCGGCTGGAGGAGTTGAACCAGCGAGCAGCTGACATCCAAGCCAGGGCGCAGGCAGGCGAGATCACCCCGACCGGCGCCAAGCGGATGGCCACCAAGGCTCAGAAGGAGATCGAGCAGGTGCAGATGCAGCTGCGTGCGATCGAGGGCCGGCAGCGTGTCCCTGAGTCTCTGGTGGGTGATCAGCTGCAGCTGCGCATCGAGCAGCAGGGGCAGCTGGATCTCAACGCACCGGTGCAGATGCCGCCCTTCGAGGCTGTGACCCGCACCGCCAGCGAGTACGGGTACAACTCGCCCGATGAGTACCGCGCTGCGCTGCAGGGCTGGAACCGCGATCAGCTGCGGCGCCTCTCGATGCCGGACTCCAGCCCGGAGGTGGCGGCCCTGGTGAAGGCCCGCACTGGCCGCCGTGTGTGGCAGGCCAAGAAGAGCGACATCATCGATGCCTTGGTGGAGATCAGCACCCGCCGCGGCCGCTACCTCCCGCCGGAGGCTGAGCAGCTGGCGATGGAGCTGAAGGCCAATCAGTTTGGCGATGCGGCGCCCCTGTTTGACCGGCCGGCTGAGCTGAACGTCCCCGGGATGGGAACCGTTCTCGATGCCGATGGCAATGAGGTACCTGTCCCGCTGACGGATTACAGCGGCCGCGGCATGGACTCTCAGACCCGCGAGCGGTTGAAGGGCGAGATTCTGCGGCGTGCGATTGACAACGGTGAGGTGCAGCCCCCATTCAGCCCACTGCCTGAGCGGCCGCGCACCACCTTTCAGCAGAGCTCGATGGTGGATGAGATGTTCGCCGATCCGACCGGCCAGCTGCCCCTGCTCTACGCGACTGATCAGGTGCCGACCTACAAGGCTGGGGCGAAAAGCGCTGATGCGTTGATCGAAGAGCTACGGCTGCGGTTCGAGTACAAGGCCCTCGACGATGCAGCGCAGCAGGCCCAGCGCGATGCGTTCCTGGCAGAGAAAGGATGGGACACGATGCCGTGGGAGGAGAAGAAAAAGCTCGGGATTCTGAGCGAGGGCTTCTACAGCCTCGACCCCTACAGCGAGCGCTTCCAGGGCCCAACACCTGCAGCGCGATCTGATCTGGGGATGCAGCAGCCGGTGGCACCACGCAAGCCCAATCAGTACCGGCTCACCTTCGATGAAAAGGGCAACTCGCAGGTGATTGCTGAGCCCAAGGTGCAGGCAAAGCCCAAGCCAGAGGAGGTGAAAGCACAGCAGCGGGAGGCGGCCGCGGCCAAGCGGCAGGCGAAGAACGAAGCGGCCAAGGCAACCACTGCCCTGGACAAGCAAGAGGCTGCGATTAAGAAAAGGCTGGATGAACTGGCCCGTCAATCCAAAGGAGCGAGCTGCTGATGACTAGCTGCAACGACATCAACTCTGAGATCAAAGAGCTCGAGGCGCAGCTGGAGGCCATCGCCTCCGTGCGCCGGGGGCTGCAGGCGCAGACCGAACTGCTCGATGGGCAGCCGCCGCGGAAGCCCAGGGTGCTGCGCACCTACACCGGTGATGCGGTGACGGTGGAGCCGGGCGAGTGGATCACCCAGGCCGAGCTGGATGCAGCCCGGATGGGTGATGAGACCATCCGCCAGATGGTGCAGGCCGGGTTTGACGGGCGGCGTGGGCCGCGTGGCCGAACCGGGCGGATGGTGAACTACGCCCAGATCGCCCCCGACGATCTGAACATCGCGGCCCTGCTGGAGATCATGGGCCTCAAGCGTGCCAACACGCCCAAGGGTGTTGAGCTGCGTCGGCCGTTCACCAACCAGATCGCCTCGCGTGCGCTGCTGGCCATGGCGCAGAAGGCCGGGGCGGACCCCAGGGAAGTGGCCAAGATGCTCAAGGGCCGTGTGGCCGGCATCGACAACCTGCCCAGCGCCGTCTATTCGGTGGCCAAGGCCCGCTGGGATTCGGCGGTTCAGTACAGCGATGCCCTCGATGAGCTCGCCGATGCGATCGATGGCGGCTACCTGTCTGATGACATCAAGACCCAGGCCGGCAACGCTGCCAAGTGGGCCCACTTCTACGAGAACCTCGACGCCCAGGTGCGGCGCCGTGTGGGTCAGGCCCTGAAGTCACTGCAGTTCAAGGCCGACAACGAGATCCCCTTCATCGATGTGAAGAAGGAGGCGGCCCAGCTCACGATCGATGACGTGGAGGGCAACAGCCTGGTGGCTGACATGCTCAAGCTCACGGCCGAAGGCAACGCCAAGGAGCTGCGCCGGCGTGCTGCAGCGAAGCGGCTCGTGACGATGCAGGGCGGCGAGGTAAACCGCAAGGGGTTCATGGCCGAGCTCGAGATCCTCAACACGCTGCGCCGGGCCAACCTGCTGTCATCGCTGTCCACCTGGGTGGTGCGCAACCCGGTCAGCGGTGCCCTGGTGCAGGGCACCTACATGGCGGAGGATGTTGTGTCTGGGGTGGTGCGTGGCATCGCCAAGAACGGCCTGAAGCCCGGCGTGGCCGATGGCCTGCAGGCTGCGGGCTATGCGGCGCGTGCATGGAACAGCGCCTGGGGCATGGCCTGGGGCAATGCCTCTGAATCCCTGCTGAAGGGCAAGGGGACGATGGGTGACGACAACCTGAAGTACGTCACCAAGGGGGTCTATGAATCCCCGAAGGAGTATGTCAACGGCATCCTCACCACGAAGTGGGATGAGCTGTTCTCCGGTCAGTCGCTCAACCCTATGAACGCTGGGGAGACGGCGCTGAAGATGCTCAACATCCTCAACGCCGGCGCATGGAAGGTGCTCGGCGAGGGGATGGAGAAGCTGACGGGCAGCGACTTCGGTTACCTCGCGCCTTTCCGCCTGCTCAACGGTGGCGATGAGTTCATGCGCACCCAGGCCTACGTCTGGAAGGCGAACCACGAGGCCTTCATGCGGGCGGCCGAGGAGGGCAGGGCCCAGGGGATGGATGCCCGCTGGATTGAAAGCCGTGCCGATGAGCTGGCGAAGAACACGATCTTTGATGGCGTGTTCACGGACGATCAGCTGATCGAGTTCCGCCGCACCAGGAACGAGCAATACGGCATCCCTGCCGGTGATGAGATCGGCAACGATGAGTTGCGGGCCATGCTCTACAACATGTATAAGAACGCCCCGAACCTGGCCGATGACATTGGCCAGGTTGCCTACAACCGCGGAGCAGACATTGCCTTCACCAATGATCTGAAAGATCCGATCAGCCAGGGCGTTCAGTTGATGCGGCAGAACCCGATTGCCGGCTGGCTGATCCCTTTCTGGAAGGTGCCGATCAATGGCATCGGTTGGGTGCTGAACCGCGACATCCTGGTGCGGATGCCGGCACAGCTGGTCATGGAGGTCCAGCAGGCCAGCTCGCGCAGGGGTGGCGATGCTCTGCGTTACACCCCCGAGCAGATGGCGGATGCCAGGGCCCGCACCGTGGTGGCGATGGGCCTGGCCGCCGGCACTCACATGCTCTGGGAAGGCGGCATCTTTACCGACGGCGGCCCGGCCGACCCCAGGCAGAACGAGCGCTGGTCACGTAACAACAGCCCCTACAGCTTCAGCCTGGCCAACACCATCGCTGCAGGGATCAAGGTGCGTGCCAACGGCATCGATCCGATCGATCTGATGGGTCTCCACGCCGACACCCTGAGGACTTGGCACGAGGGCTACATCCAGGAAGGTGATGCTGCCAAGGCCGTGGAGAAGATCATCTATGCCTGGGGCAACTTGCTGAAGAACAAGGCTGCGCTGAAGAACATCACGACGATCCTCAACGTGATGCAGGATCCTGAGCGCTACGACTTTGGAGACATCCTGGCCGACCAGATGGGTGGCATCTTGCCGATCTCCGGCTTGATGGGGCATGTCGGTCGGGTGATGGAAGACCCGAGCGAGCGCATGGTGAAGATGCGCTTCCCCTCCAAGGAGGAGATGGCCGCCTTGGGTAAGGACCCCCTGTTCGGCGTTCTGCAGCCGGTGGTGGACATGCTGCAAAAGGCCACGGCCCGTGCGTTCTCCAGCTACCCGGGGCTCAGTGGCCTGCAGCCCCGACAGAAAGACTGGCTAGGCAGCGAGATCCAGCGCCCTCTGGGACTGCCATTGGATCTGGCGATCCCGTTCATGCCGGTGATCAAGCCGCAGGATCCTCTCTACGACTGGCTGGACCGTCACGGTTTCGGGGCGAAGCCGCACCCGGAAGGAAAGCTCTCGGTTGTGGCCGGCGGCCCTGAGATCGTGATGACCCACGAGGAGGAGGATTTCTACCGGGAGACCATGCGCACCATCCGTGGTGGCGTTCATCCAGAGCAGCTGGGAATGGGCGCCAACCCTGTGATGGACATCTGGCCGGTGGTGCAGGGCAAGACGTTGCAGCAGGCGCTGCGGGTGCTGATGCGTGACCCCAACTACAACCAGCTGCTCAACATCCCTCAGGGCCAGATCAGCCCGAGCCTGATGGCTCAGCCAGGCAGGACATTGAGCGAGCGGCAGAAGGGGCCCGGCGGTGAGCTTTACAAGCCGATCGACCAGGTGATCGAGTACTACGACAAGCTGGCGCAGCTTGAGCTGGTGAAGAACAGCCAGTTCACGGTGCGCGATCGCATCCTTGGGATGGCGAAGCAGAAGCAGGACGCACTGCAACAGTTCGCTGAAAGCGCAAGCGCATTAGGCATGGTTAGGCAATAGGCATCCCGATAGCCTGATAAGTGCACAGGTGCACAGCTGCAGGCGGCGATGGCCACTCCTTTTTCCTATCGCCAGTACGCGGGGAATGGGGCAACGACGACATTCTCTGTCCCGTTCCCCTACCTGCTCAAGGCGCACGTTCACCTTTACCTGGGATACGACATTCTTGATGGCACCTTCACCAGTGAACTGGTTGAAGGCGTTGGCTTCAGCTGGACCAGTGGCACGCAGGTGCAGTGTGTGGCGGCTCCAGCTGCTGGGCAGACGCTGACCGTTATTCGCTTGACCCCGAGCGGAACACGCCTGGTCGATTGGCAGGACGGCAGCAACCTGATCGCCGACGATCTCGACACCGCCGACCTGCAAAACCTGTACGTGGTGCAGGAGCAGCAGGACCGTACAGATGCCGGGGCGCTTGCGGCGGTTGCCGCGCAGTCGGCGGCGACATCGGCAGCCAATGCTGCGACGGCGGCGACAACTGCCGCTAACAGCGCCAACGCCACCGCCGCAGCCGCAGCCACCGCTGCGACCAACGCGACAAATGCCGCTGCCGCCTCGACTGCCGCCTCGACCGCGGCCACCGCCGCTGCCGGGCAAGCGAGCGCTGACGCGACTGCAGCCATTGCGTCGGCGACGACGGCCAACAGCAACGCAAGCACAGCACTGACAACAGCCAACGCGGCCAACGTCACCGCAAATCAGGCCGCGGCAGCAGTGTCGCAAGCAGTGCTCTTCACGCTTGTTGCCGATGTGGCGAGCATCCCGGCAAGCCCAGCCAACAACACTTACATCGAAGTTGGCAACAGCACTGGGATTCAGTCGTTCAGTCCTCTGACGGGCTTGCCTGGCGGTTTTGTGGGGGACGCCGGCCTGACAGTTCGCATCCGCTACACGACAACGGGTGCGACATGGAATTACCTGAGCTACTTCGCCAATAATCCAGAGACCAGATACCTTGGCCCAGGGAATCTTGCCTCTCAGGCAGAAGCAGAAGCCGGGTCCAACAACGCGAAGTGGGTTTCCCCATTGCGTGTTGCGCAGGCTATCGCTGCGTTGGCGACATCTGGCGCCACAGGCGGCGGCACTGACAAAGTGTTTGTCCAGAACGACCAGACAATCACAACCAGCTACACGATTCCATCTGGCAAGAACGCTTCGTCGGTTGGGCCTGTGTCGATTGATGCAGGCGCGACTGTCACCATCTCAGCCAACTCAACCTGGGTGATCCTCTAATGGCTTACGGAAAAGTCAAGGCCGACTCAATTGAGTCGAGCACGCAAACAATCAGTGTCGATAGCCTCGCTACCGCGGCAACATCCACTCCTTCCGCGCGCACCATCGCTACTGGCACTGGCC